CGTGAAAACCTTAGACAGTACGAAGATTTTGTATCCGTGTTTGATTATGATAATGATGCTTTGATTGCCGAAAACAAGTTAATCTTTTACGAAAATCTCAAAAGTCTTGAACTTACTTTGAATGATACACCATACTTAGATGAGTACACGGGTAACTTTATATTTTTGAAAGCTATTCAGCCAGCCATTCATCACTCAAAGACACCTCTCATCAGACGTTTCTATTCATATAGTTTCGCATGTGAACCAGAAAAGCACTACCCAACTGGTCAAGTAAACTTTAGTTTAATTAACAATCAACTCATTAAGATGAAGGTTACTGAAAACACAACAAAAGATCGGACACTTGATGCATACGCTATAAGCTACAATGTACTTAGAGTAGATAAAGGTATGGCTCGAGTATTGTTTAATACAAAATGATGATGAAAAGTGGTTTTGGTGAGTCCTCGGAGGAATTCGAGGATCGTCAAGCCAATGCGCTCATGGATATATTGACACCTGTGCTTGAAAAAAGTATGCTCGTCGCATGCGAATACGCCAAAGCGTGTGGTAGAAGCACAGTTCTTGCACAGGATATGGAATATGCTATCAAGTATTGTGTCATGTACACAGTCGGTGAAACTATTGGGTCACTTTTTCCAGAAATTTATGACGAAGAAGAATCTGACGATGAAGAAGAACTGGAAGAAGTGGATGAATCTGAATGCCCACCATTTCGACGATACTCGGGTGATGACGAAATGTTCAAGCGAATTAACGAAGCCTATGACAAGTGGGACAATTGGCAACCACAAAGTCCGGTAGAAGAGATGTTAAAAAATGCTATTAATAGTAATGGAGCCGGTGGGTTGGTCAACGGATGAATTTAAACTGATTGATGAAGACTCTGAGTTAGAGTCGGAGTCCGACTCCGATGATGACGAAGAAGAACTTCAGGTCACAAAGGGGTATTCTAAAGATAAGGATCGATATAAAAAAATTTTATCAGAGGACGAACTGCTTCCCGAATAATTTTCTACATATGTAATATAAATACAATGTCGGCTGCTGCCATGGAAACCGTCACGCTCTTGACTCAAGAACTCCAAACGCAATCCTTGAACTCCGTTGTTGCGGGCTTCTCCTTCGCGGCTGCGATCTCTTGGTTGGACCTCGTCCGATGGTCGATCAACCAAGTTGTTCGTGTCCAAAAGAACGGTGGCCTCCACTACGGTCTCACGGCTCTTTTCACGACTCTCCTTTCCGTGATCGTGTTCTTGGTGATCTCCCGCCTTTCCCCGAAGGTCCAAAAACCGTCTGGCCCGGTCTACGCCATCACTCGCTAAGTTCTTTTTCGAGTGACAATCAGGGTGAACACACCTATGAAAACAATAACTGAAATCAGTACATACTGTTTCCATCTATAAGGATCCTCAAAGTCTGGGATGCTTATAGGCGGTGGGAGTACACCCACATCCGGAGCTGTCTGATCAGCTATCGACTTGAATTTACCCGTGTTACACTCGATTTCAAATTTCAAAATGTGATCTTGGTTTCTGAAATCGTATGGAATGAGACGACCGTTGCTCATGTATAAAAATTGCACACGAAGACTCTCGATGAATTTTTGAGGTCCACTAAAGAAATCGTGTTTTACTGAATCATCAGCCCCACTGTAATTTATGAATGAATTACCACTTGTCAAAATATGACTCGTGTAGAATGGTTCGCGAACATAGACATCTTTATTAAACGTGTCGGACCCGGAACTCAGACGTAATATCAACGAATTTGGTCCTTGAAGATTGATACTCCCGGTCGTGTAAGTGTCACCCGCCTCAATTTCAATATTTTGCGGAGGGAAGCCTAATACTTGGTGTGGTGTGGTGTAATCACTCGTTGCAGCATTGGAAAGTGTGTCCACGAATCCATTTTTAATTCGAGCATTTGTACCATCTCCAAATTGGAAAATATTCGAATCTGGGCTAGCATCATTTTGAAAAGTCAGTGCATGCAAGTTGGAATCGTATTCAACAACAAAACTAAAGTCGCCGACACTCGTATTTATAGCTGCCCGAACGTCATACGCGAGTAAATTACCATCTGTATAAGACTTATTAGGTAAAACTATATCAATATTGTCAATACTAAAAGTATTATTTCTTTCATGAATTAAAGTTTGACTCAAAGGAATTTTTGCAGACAACAAACTAATTTTCCTGATGTCATAGATTCGATTCTTCAAATCGATGACGTAATCCGATGGGTCCGAATATTTTGCGTAGTCGCGTTCACTACTATCGATCTCTAAGGTATGGACCTCCATTAAAATTTGCATATAAAATTTTAATGAGTGTTTTTATTTAGTTAATTGTGTTATGAAAGGGGTTTTGTGCTAATTGGTTCTTGGCCAAATCTAATCTATTACCTGTAACATGCGGGTTGAGGTGTCCCTTGTACGGGTTGAGTTCGTGGTAATCATTTTGCTTGTAATGTTGCATCCATCCACCGTTCGGAGCATTGATACGACCATCGACACGAGACTTGTCGTGGCGGATGGTCGTCAAAACACCATGTTGATTCATTGGCTTTTCGCGGACATTCATACGGCCTGGGTTACCCATACGGTTCGGCTTGGCACGACGCTCGACTGGACGCATACCGTAAGCCACGTACTGATCAACACCGTAACCCCTACTATCGGGACCTTCACTGTTCATCATAGCGGCCGGCGCATTCACGTAACCACCATAGAAGTTCGCAATACCCGGAGATGGATTGTTCACATGCATGAACTGAGAGTCATTGACATCCATCTTGTTGCGGGTAGGTGCTTGGGGCATCGTTTGTCCCGAAACGAAACGCTTACCCGGTGTGCGGTCAAGACCATCGGTACGAAGACCGGTCTCCGAGCGATTCGTAGTTCGCATAGTCTTTTGGTGAGAAGCGCGCGGCGTCGAACCAGACATACCTTGAGCACGTCCACCCGTCGGCGGACGACGTTCCGGAAGGTATGCCGTCTTTTCGGGCTTGTTGTAGCTCACTTCACCAATTTCCGCACGACGGCCACCACGAGTATCGACAGCCGGACCAGAACGACCCGGGAGAGTAGTAAGACGGTACGCACCAGTGTTCACTGGGTTCACACGGAAGACTTGTTGATAACCACCAAATGATTCAACATCTGCACCAACACCAAGACCCGGACCAACCAACTTCTTCTCGACCGGGGACAAGTTATTCATGCGACCTTGATCATACAAACGCCCTCGCATCTCTAAAAGCTCCTGACCACCCGTTCGGTTTTGCGGAGCAATAACAGCAAACGAGTCGACTTCGGTTTTTCTGTCTCTGAAAGGGTCTGTGAATTCAATCTCTTCAAATTCAGTTTCAAAAAGTTCCGGTTGCTTCTCATTAACTTTTTTAGGAGGCTGTTCTGGAACTTCACTGAGCTTCCGGCCGGCATATATGAGTCCGGCGACGGCCAACACTGACACGGGGTCTGCCATTCTTACTTCTTGTTAACATTTTTATTATTGCATGTATCGCTGGTTAAACATACTGTTCTGGATATGGGCACGGGTGCTCAACGGTTCGTAAGTTCGAGTGCGAAGTGGCACCTTGCATTCGACATTGTTCAACGGGAAGTAACCACTTTCGTGGGGCTTCACCAAAACCTTGCCAAAACGCGTCGTCGACTGAGGACGGAGTTGGTCACTTACTTCAATGTAACGAGCCGGAGAGCCGTTGCCAGCCATGTACGGAGCCGTACCGTAAATCATGGTAGACGGACGGCAGCAGTGGTTAAGAGTACTCGGCTGTGGATACACAAAAACTTCTTCTGTCGCATTGACAGCCGGAACGGAATCATACTGCAAAAGTGTCAAACCGGGCTGCAACTGGTATGCCATTTATTATTACATAAGAATATTTATTCACCGGCACGAACAGTACCTCTATGCATGCCACTTCTCTTATCACCATTTGCGTCAAGACCCGCAAAAGCTTCGAGTTGAACACCTCTCGCATCCGGGTTACAGAAATTCGTGTCAGACTTGCACATCGGCTGGAATTTCTTACCGTAGCACCATTCCGCAAAACCAGTTTGATCACCAACCACTGTTGTTACTGGGTTAGATACAAACTGTCTCGCCATCGCATTGACTTGATACTGAGGCAAAGCTGTCCTGGAGCGACCCGGTGTGTACTTCATACGACTGTTCAAAGTTGAATCGAGTTCACGCTTGACGCTCGAATGATAGCACGCCGATGGGCGATCCGGGCGATCTGTAAAATCAGAAAGCAACATGTTACCCATCGGGTTATCCATAGTCGGCAACTGACACGAAGCTTCTGCTTGTTCTTCGACACGCGTCGGACGAGCTTCACCTTCCTTGACCATACCGGAATTATACATAACATAAAGAACACCTAAAACAGTCGAGGCCAGAACAAATATTCTGGGATCCCGACGAATTAAATAAATAAAGCACGCGGCATAAATGATAAATCTCGACGCAGCGTTCACACGCTCGTCTCCCGACTGGGTATTAGTAGGCCAGAACTGCAAGACCTTGTCAGTACGGATGAGCTCTTGCGGGTCTTCAAACCAAACCTTCATTTATATAGTATGAGTTTATTTTTTCAACATACTACTAAACATGCTCATCAAAGCCTTTTCGTCGATCTGACCGTCACCACTCTGGATCTTGTCGGCACAATCCTTTGCCACGTTTTCAATGACCGCCAAGGTTTCTTGGGGGATCGCCGTGATCGTCGTACCGAGCATGTACAGCGTTTGCAGATATTGCCAGACAGCATTCTTCGTACCATCAGACATCTTTTCATTCCAGTACTCTTCAATGTTCAAGTCTTGGAGAAACTCAATGTTCTTGATATCTTCGGTAAAAAAGGTTTCGTCCTTTTGAGAAATCTTCGTTGCAAACTTCGACACACCCGACATGTACGCTTCGACACACTTACGCGGATTTGCCGACTTGAGCAAATCAAAAGACGTCATAAATTTTTTGATTCCCTTTTCCTCTGGAAAAGTCTTGTGCAATTCCACAAGAAATTGACCCATCATATCATTGAATGCAGTCACCGAAGCCATTTTACTGTATAATACTAACATTAAATCTTTAAGTTAGAACGGCTCCGAGGAAATCGTTTCGCGTTGGCCTAAACCGTTGGCCACGATAAAATACACGAGAATCGCATTGAGAACAGCGGGTTTCACATAGCTACTATTGGGGAGCTTACCTTCGTTATTAAGTTTCGCCTTGGCGTGAATGTATCCAGCCGTGATACCGGCCGCAATGAGACCAGCCCACATTGGGTCTCGGAGATAGTCTGACAGTTCCATTTAATTATAACCAAGTTTTTTTGTTCTCTCGTCGGATGCGTCACCGAAGAGAATATCGTCGTCTTCTTCTGGTGTTTCACCTGGGGGTGCTTGAACATTTTTGATGGTCTTGAACTCGTTAGCGAGGCTCGAGATCGGAGGAACGGGACCCGCTTCAGGTTCAAGTTCTGGACTCGCTTCAGGTTCAAGTTCTGGACTCGCTTCAGGTTCAAGTTCTGGACTCGCTTCTGGCTCAACAGCCTCTGTGGCTTCTTCCGGTTCCGGAAATTCTTCGTCGTACACATCTGGATCTTCTGTGTCAGTCTCCATGGCTTCACCACCGATATCAATGTTACGATCCGTTTGAGTCATGTAAGTTTGAAGAATTTGTTGAACCGGAATCAATTCTTTGACGGTAGCTTCGATGCACTTACAAAAACGTGTCTTCAATTGCTCATCACGAATATGTTCAGATTGTTCTTCATGGAAGATGTAAGGATCTTTGTATAGTTCCTTTGCGATATTGTTATAGCATGTCTGAATGAAAACTTCATTGGACGGAAGCTTCAACGCAATCTTCTTGTTGTCTGCATTCAATCGAACCGAGGACAAAATCTTAGTACACGCGACAAAAACTGCCGCCAAAAGATCATTGAACCACGCACACCGAGATGCAATATTGTCTGTGTGCTTCTTGGACATCGCATTACTCCAGTTTGGAACTTCCTTCAACAACTTTTGATACATGATCAAAACTTTACGCCCCTTCGACATTGACGAAGCCTCTTCGTACATTTCAGCAAAAACCTCAATCATAGGTGGACACATAACCGTGCAAAGCTGTCCAATATATTCCTTCTTCGCTTCGACAAGTATGTCCATTTATCATTAAGTGGAATTTTTTTTAAAACGGGTGTCACGCACCATTTCCCCTGTATTTGTTTGCCATCTTCTTCAAATTTATGAATGACGGAAATTCTTCTTCTTCGACACGTGGAACAGATGTTTTTTCCTTCTGTGGAGAACTCCATGTGACATGAAGATCTATTTCTGATATTGATGATACATTGAATCCACCGAGTTCGAGTTGTCTCTTCAAGTAAATACACGCTTGAGACCTATCGAACGTCGGATACCCAAAGACCACAGACGGAACACGTAGTAGAACATGCTTACCGCCCATCTCTACTGTGTATTTAATCTTTCGAGAGAACTGTTCATAAATCTTTTTGTACAATTCTTTCTTGATCTTTTTGCGGTTACTTTCAATGTTTACTATATCCGACACATTGATCATTACAATTAGTTCAATTTATTTTTAGCCAATTTAAACTCAAGTGGTGTGACCTCAACTTTCTTCTTGACGAGTTCATACTTGAAGAATTCTTGAGCAGCCACGTCTTCTTGTTCATACGGCTTTGTGTCACCTGGAAGTTCGACATCAATGGGTTGACGTGTGACCGCAATAACTTTAATCCCGGGGTCCACACGAATATCAACCGTGATGGTAAAACCAGATGCGAAACCCTTTCTGGACATGACCATAAACATACACCGATAGAATACATCCTTCTTCAATGGGTGTTCATACTTCTTGGCGGCGATAGTTTCGATGATGTAAGTTGGCTTTCTGTACTTTTCAGAAATGTATCTGTTTGTTTCAAGGACAATCTTGTTCATAAGATTGTGGCCGATTTCAGCCTTCTTTTCAACGTAGTCTTCTGTTTTCAACATCTCTTCAACTTCAACTTCCCTCTGGGTTTTCTTCTGTCCCGGAAAAAAGAGGATGATGAGTGCAATCACCAGTGCGACCAGGATGTAGACGTTGTTCATTACTAATATATACGCGTTAATTTTTTTTGAGAAATAAATGAGTCAGTTATAGTAGATGTCTCTTCTGGTGTATAGCCCAAACTGTCCACATAGCCTGGATATTATTGAGTATGTCAAAAGTAATCCACAACTGAAACAGGTAGTGAAGTTCCATAACATAAACACCCAGGGTATTCCTTATAATTACAGGTCGAGTATCACGCGTGTACCCACCATGTTGACAAAGAATGGAAAACTTTTGGTTGGTAACGAAATAAAAAACTGGCTAAACTCTTTGCTTCCAAACAATGAACTAACTCACTATGAGTTTGGTGCATTTGGCGGATCGATGACATCACTTGATGGTAAAGACGACGACGACAATGCTTTCAACTTAGACAATTACGGTGTGGCTCTACAGCCCGCGATGACCAAGGACCTCGAAGCCAAGATAAATCGCAGTGTAAATGAAGCGTATAATAATATAAAGACATAAATCACTTAAAGTCTAGTTATGAGACTTGTTACTATACAGGCATCAGCTATTAAGTCTGTTTTTGAAGTTCTTAAAGACATTCTCAATGATGTCAATATCTATTTCAAGCCCAGTGGTATGTACATCACAACGCTTGATACAGCTCGAGTGGCACTCGTTGATGTTTTCTTGGCGGCCGACAACTTTGATGAATACGAATGTGAACATGAAATTTTGGCGGGTATCAACATTTCCAATACGTTCAAACTTTTGAAGACCATCACGAATAATGATGTTCTCACATTGAGTGTGATGTCCAAGGAATTTATGGATATTCACATCAAGAGTGAAGCCAAAAAGACAACGACAAACTTTCAACTTAAACTTCTGGATATCAATGAGAACAGAATTCAGGTTCCGGACATTAACATGACCACTGTCACGACCATGCAATCTGCAGACTTCCAGAGGATGTGTCGAGACATGTCAAATATTGGCGTCAACATTGAGATCACTCGTGAAAATAATTTGTTAACCATGAAATGTACGGGTGATTTCGCAAATCAAGAGACCTCGATTGAATGTGTGGATGAAAGTCCGAGCATTTCAGGATTGTATTCTCTTAGATACATGAACACGTTTACAAAAGCAACGGGTATGTGCTCGACTGTGCAGTTAATGCAGGAACCTGGTAGTAAGTTTTTGATATTAAAATACAACGTTGCCGATCTTGGTGAACTTAAATTTTATTTAGCCTCTAAGGTATCCGAAGACTAGTAATCACATCTTCGTATGTAGACACAGTCTTTGACATACCAATGACATTCACCAATTTAATTTTAGGATACTCATTCTTAAGAGTATCATCTTCATAATATAACATATCCTTGATAGGTACGTTTTGCCCGTGGAAATCGTTCTTAGGACCCGAATACCGTCTGACCTTGTTTGTGATGTCTCGTACAGGTTCATTATTAACATCAAGCAGAGTTGCACTCATCAACGGAATATTAAAATTGATTGTATTCTCAAATGTGACTGGCCACTCTGACTTGATATCATTAGTTATGAACTTGTATTGTTTGTTTCCATACCAATATTTAATGCGAAGAGTAGTCTTTTTCACATTTTCTGGAATTTTTTCGTCATAGTATGGAATGTTTGTTACATCGACAAAGTAGTTATCAAGAATTTCTCCTTTCCAATCCATGGACTCTTTGTGCCAGAATCCACCTTCGTCGACGACATATTCAATTGAAGGGTCGATAGAATATTCAAGTTCTCTAGATATAATGTTAAAGTCGGGTACATCAAATATCCTCCTATAGATTGAATACACCCATATAATGAGATGGCTTAAAAGATTGCGAAGAGTATTCATTTATAGTAATGGAAGGTAACTTTTTAAGTAGATATAACAATAGACTAGAAAATTGGAAAACACTTATAGACGAAGATCCGAGATCTCGAAATCAATATGAATCTGATATGAGTGATTACATAATCCAGTGTATGCCTTACATGAACAAATATACGGAAGATACCGAAGAAGTTTCGACGACAGATAATATTTTCAACGTTGTCGAGACAAATGGTATTAAACGTAAAGATATATTCACAGAATATCTCATAGAAGTCGAGAAACAGAATATACACAAACCTCAACAGAAGAAAAGAGAGGCGTGTAAAAATTGCGAAGACAGCAATATAATTTTCTTTAGTGAGACGAGTGAAGCAGTGTGTGATAGATGTGGTCTAGTGGCGACAGTTCTTAATAATGAAGAACCTACATACAAGGAAGAGCGGGAATTTTTTGAAAAGATTATCAACTATTCCTATAAAAGAGAAAATCACTTCAATGAATGGCTCAGTCAATTTCAAGCACAAGAGATGACAACGATCCCCGATGAAGTCATAGATCAGTTACGGGCAGAACTCAAGAAGATGAAAATCAAAAACATGGAAGACATCACACATGCAAAGATTAGAGGGCTTCTCAAAAAGTTGAAGTGGAATAAATTTTACGAGCACGTCCCTTACATCACAAATATGCTGAATGGAATCAAACCTCCAAACATGGCACAAGAACTTGAAGAACGACTTCGGATCATGTTCAAGGACATCCAAAAACCCTTTGATGATAATTGCCCCAAAGATCGAAAAAACTTTTTAAGTTACTCCTACGTTCTTTATAAATTTTGTGAACTCTTGGGTGAAGATGAATACCTTCAATACTTTCCATTGTTAAAATCGAAGGAGAAACTTTACACACAAGATCAAATATGGAGACTCATATGTAAAGACTTAAGATGGGAATTCATACCCACTGTTTAATTAAAGACGTGACAATTAATGTATTTAATGGACAAATATAATCAGTTCTGTGTAGATGAAGCAAAGTACCACCTACAAAGAGCCAATGAATTATTGACTGAAGGCCTACAAGATCCTAAAAAATACTATGATGAAGCACAATTTTTTTATAAGATGATGACTAAATTGTTTCCGTTTTTTGTTCTTCTTCAAGGACAATACATTGAACCTCAACCTGACGATTCGGAAACGGAGGATAGTTTATCAGGTACGCAATCTTCAATCCAGTCAGACGAAGATAGTTACGAGCCTGTAACTCCGCTTGATCATTCAGAGTCTTAATCGTTTTGAACTCGAGAATAACCGTATTGTTTATGATGATGTCAGCTCTGAGATTTCCTATAACATGACCATCAAATGGTATGGGAACTATTCTTTCGGATTCGTATTGTATGCCATATTGTCTTAATAAAACTTCCATTGCATTATGATATACTCTCTCACTGTACCCAGCTCCCAGTTGAGAATATATCTTTTTGGCGAGAGCCTCGACATCAACCATATCTTACACACGTGGCTATCCTCTAAATATTGTATGCGGTACCACCATGATGGTTTTCTAAGTTCCCTCATTTCTTTTCCTTATCTACATTAGATGTGGACATCTTGGTGGCCCTTAAAGTTTGTGAGAATATCATCTTCCAGAAGTTTGAGTTACCTATGGGGTGAATAACTATTCTATCAATAGCTTGTATGGCACAACACAGTTATACCTTTTATGAATCTTTCCTATCTCGATATTTACATACCCAACCAACTTTATAAGTAAATCTCTAATTTCGTAATATTTTTTACGATCCAAAACAAATTGTCTCAATAAATCTCCAGCTGTATCTACAAACATCTGAAACAAATTTCGAATGTCCCGATGTTTTTCACGTTGTTTATCACGTCTCTGAAGTTCTCGCTTAAATATGTCTTCAGTCATGTCGTTCAACATATACACAATTCTTAACCATCTGTTATCTGTATCATGGATTTCATCGTACCTAAAATGTATGTCTCTATTGTATTGACTTATGACACGCCGAACGCTTGTCATAAATTTATTGAGGTGAAGTTCACCAAAGTCTGGTACACCACCACACGGAATGTCTCCGTGCTCACGACTCAATGAAAATTTATTTTTGAATTCGATGTAATGTGGATTATGAATTCTTCCAACTTCAATTTTACCTGTTCGCCAATCAAAAGCTGTGTGACAATCTGGGCACCACATCTGTGAACACCCATCTATCTTATAAATCATGGTTCCACATTTGGGGCATGACTTTGTATCTTTCTTCAAAAGTTTCATAGTCTTGACAGTATTCGGGTCACACACATGACCTTCTTCAATATTTTCATTACAGTGTTCACAAAAATTATTTTTGCATAGACCACAAAACCAATCTTCATTCAAAAATCCTTTACAATCTTCGAGTGGACACTTTCGCACGAGTACACTACTTTTTTCTCCGTAGACTATTCCACCGTTTCGAAGTCTATTTAAATCTTCGAATGTTTGTGTCATTTCAGTATTTAGATCTTGAAGTTCTTTCATACTTTTTCGATCTTCAATTGAAATACCTTCACGTGTATATCTATTGTGCAACTTGATGAGACGTTCTCTTTGTTTGGTGAGTATAAAATTTAATTCACGCATGGCTAATATACGTTCAACTTCTGGTTGTGTTTCTGGCATGCGTATCTTTTCGCGTTCAAACAAAACATTTTCACGGTGTATTCTTAAATCATTGTTCCTAAATTTCTTGGTGCAAAAGCTATCTACAAATTCACGATTCCATAGTTTTTTACAACCCATACAATGTGGGTCTTCGGAAGTAGATACTAAATATGTTTGACAACACGTGCGACAACTTAGCAAATCACAAAAAGGGCACTCAACTTTTTTGTGAGTTGTTTTATTGAAAGTTTCGCAGCATACCCCGCAACTTTCCATTACCTTACTTTAAGTACTTTTCTTTAACCCAATCACGATCCTTTTTAAATATTTTACTCAATTTGGGATCAGTTCTCTTAAAGAGAATCATCAAAACATTAAGACGTCTGAACAATCCAAGTGCTGGTTCACCCGCTCGAATGACTCGGGCCAAAGCTCGATGTCTCGCGAGCTCGGTTTTTTCACGCACGTTTTCATATCCGTGAGCGCTCATAATGCCACTGTTACTAATTGGAATTCTCACCTTCATTCTATTTGTAACATAGAAAATTTACGCGTTCATCTTCTTGATCTTCTTGTTGTATTCCTTGGTACCCGCCTTCGGTTGGAGCTTGAAGCCATTGGCCTTCGGCTTGAACACGTTGACCATAGCCTTCTTGCCTTCACGCTTCACACGCGCCAAAGCGGCACAAGACGCAGCCTTGCTTCTGATGCGACCGTCCTGGGATTGCACGAGATCCTTCTTCTTGAGACCACCGGGGGTCTTGGTAGCAGTTCCGTGGAAAACTTCAGCTCGGCTTCCAATATCTTTCATCATTTTACATTATGCTCGGAAAATTTTCTTAATGTCCAAGATTGACATGGTACTTTTTCTTTCTTTGACTGGTATCTGATCTTCAAGTCTTTTATCATTCAGAACTTCTGCGCATACGACAGACTTGTGACCTTGAAGTGCAACCATTTCTTCTTCGACTGTGTCTTTGTAAATAAATTTTTTGACATAGACTGGCTTGGTCTGTCCATTTCTATGACTTCGACCGACTGCCTGAAGTTCTGTCGCGGGGTTCCAAGATGGAGATGTGATATACACACGGGTTGCTTCTTGGAGATTGAGACCTTGTCCACCCGACTTTATTTGAATTATGAATACAGCATCACTGGATGCCTTTCTAAATTCTTTGATTTGTTGATCTCTCAAATCTTTGGATACCGAACCATCAATTCTAAAAACTGGACAATCAAGTTGACTTTGTATGTAATTCATTTCAGATATGAACTGGCAAAATACAAGTGACTTTTCAGTGGGGTGAGAACGAATCATATCTAATAAAGTTTCCATCTTCTTGGATGGGGCAACCCACTCTTCGGGTTCTTCGTATACACCGTCATAGTACATCTGTGGCCAGATGCAACACTGTCTCGCTCGAAGGAGACATTCCAATAGTTGCATATTTTTTGCATTCAAATTGACTGAAGTTTTGAAAATTTCTTTGATGGTGTCTTGTGCATCTTTGAAAACAAAATCATAAAGTTGTCGCTCTTCTTTGTACATGTCCAACTCAACATTGTCAAAATAACACGAAGGTAAAGCTCGATCTTCTTTGGTCCTTCGAAGAATGTAGATATCTTTGACTTTGTTGGTCATGCCTTGAACCAAGGCTTTCGAGATACCGATGAACTGACAGAGTGAAACAAAATCACTGATCGAATTAAAGACTGGTGTACCCGTGACAACCCACCGAATGTCAGCTTTGATAGAACAGACCGTTCGAAATATTTTTGAACTTCGGTTTCTAATTTCGTGAGCTTCATCAAGAATAATTCTGTCCCACTTAACTGGTTCGACTTTACCAACCATTGAATATGGAACAATGATTACATCAGCGTTAACATCTCGATCCCATTCTTTGCATGACAGTGAAGGCGCAAACTTTCGAACTTCGTTAACCCATTGCGATACGATCGACTTTGGTACAACGACGAGTGTTCGCTTCTTTTTATTTCCCAATATAGTCGCGATAAGTTGAATCGTTTTTCCGAGACCCATTTCATCACACAAAAATCCGCCTTTGGGTCTACCTTCATTCTTTTCCATTGTGAGCATCCATAGAACACCTTCTTGCTGATAGGGAGCATAAAGCCTCGCAGCAAGAAGTGATTTGGCTTGGTTGTATTGTTGTTCAATCATAGTGTGATGTCGCCTCAGGACTTCATTGACTTAGGTGTTCATCACCCGACATTTCCATAATTTCACATGGAGTAGGTTCCTCATGCTTCTTTTTACGAGTTCGCTTCGGCTTGGGTTCTGGTTCTTCGATACCATGTTCGCGGTGATATAGAACTTTGTCCCAAAATTCACGCATGACCGGGAGGTAGGTGTTCCACCATTCCCGATCTCTCTTTACATTGACAACGACAAACTCTTCTGGTCGAGGCCAATT